TTGTATTCGAAGAGCACAAGACAAAGAAATGAATATTATCATCTAGTTAGTAGATATCTAGTCGATAACTATGACTCCATCTATGTTGAGGATTTGTCGAGTAAGAACATGCTACAGAATAGGAAGCTAAGTCGAGCAATCCACGAAGTGGCATGGTCAACCTTATCTGGGATGATTTCGTATAAGGCGAACTGGGCAGGTCGGACATACCATCAAATCGATCGTTGGTATCCAAGTAGCAAGACCTGTAGCTCTTGTGGTCATAAGCTCGAAACACTTGACCTCGGCACTAGAGAATGGACTTGTCCATCTTGTGGCGTCGACCATGACCGTGATTTAAATGCTGCATTAAATATCCTTCATGTCGGACAATCCGACTGCTACGGAGAAGCAACAAAGTCGCAAGCAATAGGCGACTTGGGACTAGAAATCCCATCGGCCCTACAGAAAATGATCGTTAAAATCGAAAGATCCAGTACAATGCTGGTTGGTCATGGGAGTGGGCAAGCTACGTCTTTTAGGGCGTGGTAGTTGACCGTTAAAAACATCGAGTCGAAGTGGAAAGGTTCCAGATCCAAGGATCTTTGTAAATTCAAAGCCGAACAAGAAGCTGACTTGATTGTGGTTGGATGGGAACTTGGTCAAGGGAAATATTCCCAATGTCTTGGCAACCTGATTTGTGTAACCCGAGATATGATAGTTCGCGTCGGGGTTGGGTCTGGATTTTCGGACAAACAGCGAAAAGAACTGACCCCAGACGCAATTCTTGACAAGATTGTCACAGTTCGTTACAATGTTAAAATACAAGATGAGAAGGGAGGATGGTCACTGTTCCTTCCACGATTCGTTGGGATTAGAGACGACAAGGACGTAGCGAACTCGTTTGAGGAACTTGTTTGACGAGAACGTCAACTACCACGACCTAAAGGACGCGGCTTGCCCACTCCCATGACCAACCAACGTATCAACATTGGATCTCTCGATTTTAACGATCATTTTCTGTAGGGCCACTGGGATTTCTAATCCCAAGTCGCCTATTGCATGCGACTTTATTGCTTCTCCGTAGCAGTCGGATTGTCCGACCTGGAGGATGTTCATAGCAGCATTTAAATCACGATCATGATGAGTTCCACAATCGGGGCAAATCCATTCTCTGGTGCCGAGGTCAAGTTTCTCGAGCTTGTGGCCACAAGAGCTACAGGTCTTGCTACTTGGATACCAACGATCAATCCGATGATAGGTACGACCAGCCCAGGATGATTTGTACTGGATCATCCCAGACAAGGTTGTCCAAGCTACCTCATGAATCGCTCGGCTTAACTTCCTGTTTTGTAACATATTTTTACTCGACAAGTCTTCGACATAGATGGAGTCATAGTTATCGACTAGATATCTGCTAACTAGATGATAATATTCGTTTCTTTGTCGAGTGACTTTTGAATAAAGGCGTGCTACTTGACGCCGAAGTGCGTCGTGATTTTTGCTACTCTTTTTAGTTCTTGCGAACTGTTTCTGCTTCAACTTCAACAATTGCTTGGTTCTCGCAATGTTTGGTAACTCGTCAGGTCTTTTGAATTTCATCCCATTCGACATAATGAGCAAATCCTTGAGACCTAGATCGCAACCGACTTCCCTTAACCCGGCTTCACACCCGATTTTCCTAAAGATCATTGGTTGCAGTGCTACTTCTGTTTCTACTAAAATTGACGCATAATATCTTCCATCTGGGTTCCTTGAAATCGTGGTTGTCTTGATCACCGATCCTTCTGGAATTTTCCTATGGATGGCTGCTTTGACTGTTTTGAGTTTCGGTATTTGTAACGAACCGTCTTCATTAATTCGAACATTACGAGTTCGATATGATTGTCTGGAGTGTTTATTTTTAAATTTTGGGACAGCAATTTTTGGACCTTTTCTTTTACCAGTTACGGATTTGAAGAAATTGTCGTATGCGGAACAAAGGTCTTCGGCGGAAGATTGTAGAGCAATTGAATCAACTTCGCGCAACCATTCCTTTTCGTCTTTTAACTTGGTGATATCTTTATTGATGTCGAAATGTCTTAACCGAGGTTCTTTGTTTTTATATCGAGTTTCCTGTATTTCAAGGTAATGGTTGAAGATTACTCGTTTACACCCAAAGGTTTTACTCAAGAGGACTTCTTGGTCTTCTGTTGGATAAATCCGATATTTGAATGCGAGTAATTGTTTCATATACGTGTATTTATATAATCATTCAAATTTGACGAAATTGTTTAATATTGGTTGAACACTTGACAAAATGGTTTTACTAATATATACTTAGAACAAGTTAAAAACACATTTTATATTCCTGGCCTGAAGGTCAAGGTTTTACGGCGCCATCACATAAATAGTTCTATGAAAACAGTAGAAAATCTTCTAAACATGAACCCTATGGTTGCTACCACGGATGTAGCAACCATAGATCAACCCGCTTCTCTTCCAGTCGTAAAACAAGAAGTTGAACTTTCAGCGGATCAAACTTTAGCAAAAGATACGATTAGAGAAATCGTCGAGACCTCTAGAACGGTATTCGATTCTCTAGTTGACTTAGCAAAAGAATCTGAAAGTCCTCGAGCATTTGAGGTTGCTTCAACTTTCATGAAAAATCTTGGAGAGATGGCAGTTCAGTTATACAATCTCGATAAGGCGGAACGCATAGAACAAAGTATCGTTCCGCCGAATCAAAATAATACTCAAGTAAACAATACAGTATTCGTCGGCAGCTCAGAACAGTTGTTAGACTATTTAAAACAAAATAGAGGTCAAAATTAAATGTCATTGACACTTAGAGCAGGCAAAGGGTCTCCATTAACGAATGCTGAGATTGATTCAAATTTTTCGTTTCTCAATGACTCGAAACTGAGTATAACGGGCGGCACTGTTAGCGGTCCACTTAAACTTCCGAACTTCGGAACTACTGCGTCTGACCTTGTTCCATTGTCTTATATTCAATCTAACTTCGTTAAAAAGACTGGATTGGCGACTGAATCGTGTGGCAACCCAATTTATCTTACCTATACAATTGACAATGCGTCTTCTGGAAATCTAGCAGTCAATAAGAGTTATGTAGATAACAAGATTGCTACTTCAATCGAAGCAATGCCGGGTGCTTTTGGAGTATTTCTTCGAAAAGACACTGACGACACAATGAGCGGCAATTTAACTTTGGCTCATGCTCCAACATTGGCTGGCCATGCTGTCAGAAAAGATTATGTTGATCAAAAAACAGACATCAGCAATTTCGTAACATTGTTTAATGCTGCTTATGTTAAACTATCTGGATCGGCAATGACTGGAACATTGACACTAAATGCCGACCCAGATTCGTTTTCAAATCCACTAACAGCCACAACTAAGCGATATGTAGATACTAATTTTATTGCTAAGACTAGCGACACAACCATTACAACCTATTTGTCTGTTCCGTCTCCAGTATCTAATAATAACGTAGCAAATAAGGTTTATGTAGATACAGTTGCCAATTTAAAGGTTAACAAGACTGGTGCGACACTGACGGGGTCATTGATATTCGGTGGGGCGAACGGTGGGGCATGGAACGGCGCACAAATTGTTCTTGGGTCATATTATATTTGGGTTGATATCTCTGGGAGGCTTCGCATTAAGAATTCTGCTCCAACTTCAGACACAGATGGAACAGTTGTAGGCTCACAAGTTTAATTTTTAGAAGAGTGATAGTTGACAGTATGGAAACATCTAAGCCAATTGAGTATTTACCGAATAAACAATTTACTGCTGAAGTTAGTGAGTGGATATACAAGTGTAGAGCAGCAAAGGAATCTGGATTAGAACGGCCGATGATTCCAGACAGTGTTGCAGGTGGAATCATCTTGATTGCTCGCCGACTTGCAACGAAATGGAAGTTTGCTGGATATTCGTGGAAAGAAGAATTTATCGGGGATGCAATCGAAGTCATGATTCGATATGCGGATAGATTTAATCCAGAGAAATCTTCGAATGCGTTTGCTTATTTCACTCAGATTGCGTTTAATGCCTTCCGAGCGAGGATAACTCATGAGAAGAAACAGATTTATGTTAAACAGAAGATCGCACAACAATCTTCAATTGACCATATGTATGGCGCACAAAATCAAGATGACGACGTGGAATATCATAATCAATTCGTTGAAATGATTGCAGAATCAAGTGACCCAGATCTCGAACGTCTGTTCGAACCCAAAAAGGCAGAAAATCAAAAACCGAATAGTAAATACGACGTAGAATCGTTGTACTGAAATTACCCTGTAAGCGAAGATTTCTTAAAAGGAGGTATATGAAGGTTGCTCTAATTTCTGACACCCATTGGGGAACACGCGGAGATTCGGTTTTATTTCATAATATCTTTAAAGAATATTATGAACAACATTTCTTTCCCGAACTCATATCGAGAAACATAAAGACAATCGTCCATCTCGGGGATTTCTTTGATAGAAGGAAATTTACCAATCATCACACGTTAGCACTTTCCAAAGAATATTTTTTCGACCAACTTCTGAAGCATGACATTAAGTGTTATATGCTAGTTGGGAACCATGATACTGCGATGAAAAATACGAACGAGCTAAATTCTCTTGATTTGCTAGTTAAGTCTGAATATCAATCCAATATTCGAGTATTTTCTAAGCCAGAAGAGGTTGACATTCAAGGGGAACTGTGTCTTTTTCTTCCATGGATCAATACGTTTAGTGCTCAACAATCTACGGATGCTTTAGTAAATTCTAATTCAAATATAGTTTTCGCCCACCTCGAACTTTCTGGGTTTAAGTATCTTCAGAATGTAGTTTCGTCTCACGGTCAAGTGTCTCGAGATTTTCTAGAGAAATTTCCAATCGTGTTGTCTGGTCATTATCACGAGAAATCGAGCTCGGATAATATTCATTATCTTGGGTCTCCTATGGAATTCAATTGGGGAGACTGTGGTTCTAAGCGTGGATTTCATATATTAACTGGAACAGATGGCAATTATGAGCTCGAGTTCATCCAAAATCCATTTAAGAATTTCATTAAACTTTATTACAACGACACGAACAAAAACGATGTCAAAGAAATAATCTCAAAGTTTGACGAAATCTCATCTAAAATTAAAAACAAATATGTCAAGTTGATCGTTGAGAAGAAGCAGGACTTATTATTATTTGAAGAATTCGCCGATAAGTTATATAATAGTGGCGCGTTTAACATTTCTATTGTCGATATGACGTCTGAGATTCTTGCTGAAGGTGGAACGATTGACGAGGACAAAATCAGGTCGGCGTCAAAGGACACTTTCGAGTTCATTTCAGATTTCATAAATTCTGAGATTCAAACTGATCTAGACAAGGAAACATTAAAAAACTATATGCGAGATCTTTTGGTTAAAGCTCAACAGGCGGAAACGGTTTGATTACTTTTAAGACACTTCGATTTAAGAATTTTCTTTCTTTTGGCAATCAATTTACTGAGATTTTCCTTAATAGATCCAAGACAACACTTATTCAAGGCACTAACGGAAGTGGAAAAAGTTCTATTCCGACTGCACTGACATGGGTATTGTTTGGGAAAACTTCTCGAGGGGTTACCAAGAAGAATTTAATTAACTCTATAAACAGGAAAGATTGTCTAGTTGAGTTAGAATTTGAATCGAACGGAATACAGTTCATGGTTCGCCGTGGACAGAATCCACAAGTGTTTGAAATTTATGAGAATGGAACGGTTGTAAATCAGAATCCATCGGTGAGGGATTATCAGAAATTCCTTGAAGACCACATTCTACATTTCAATATCAATACATTCACTCAATTGGTATGTCTTGGTGGTGCGGAATATGTTTCGTTCATGCAACTGCCGATTGCGAATCGACGTCAAATCATTGAGGATATTCTTGACATTTCAATATTCACTGGGATGAACGAGCAACTCTATATTATCAATAAAGAATTGAAAGAATCGGCTAGAGAATTAGATAATCTCCAGAAAGTTTTAAAAGAAAAGATGTTGGCATTGAAAACTGGATATGAAGCACTAATTGCTAAC